CCAACGTGGTGAGCGAGTGGGTTGTTCTGGAGCACATTGTGTGCAATATCCAGGCTGCCCGCACCCATGACACGCTCGTCCATGATGCCCTTGAACGCGTTGTTATTCTGCTTACCCAGGGGAGCGTACTGCTGGAAGCGACGACCCGGGTCGGCAACCCCGAGGCGACCGTCAGTGCGAGACTGGTCGAAGCGGTTTGCCGTGATGAGACCCGCCGTCTTCTGGGCGCTCTCTCGGACGTTCATCCTACCGCCGTTCCCCTGGCGATGCCCCTGCCCACGGCGATCCGCCGCCCTGATGTCATTGGGGGTGTTCTGATACCCGTGCGTCCACGAGGAGATCCCTGGGGCGGCGTTGTCCACGTGCACGAACGTGTGGGAGTTGAGGTCCGACTTGTTTCGGGTGGGATCCTGGGACGACTGGGAGGCAGAGACGGTGCTCCTGGCGGGTGCAAAACCCAGACCGTCCCCGCGGTACCCTGTGGTGCTACGCGCCGTGACCCTCTTGGTCCTCTCATACTCCTCGCGCACCCGGACGCCGCTGAGGTTTCCGCCCTGCCCCGACGCCCGCCCCGGCTGGGGTGGGCGGCGCTCGGGGAGGTAGGCGGTAGTCTCGGGCTTGTGGTGGGTCAGGTCCCCCACGGTCCCCGTCTGCTTGTTGAGGGCGTGTCCGTGATTGATCCTACCTGGGAGATGGGTCAACTTGTACTCACCCACATTGATGGGATTGACACGGTACATCTGCTGGTATCCACCGTAGGCTGGGACATTCGGGTCGACACCCAGACCTGGACCCACCAACTCCTTCGTGCTGGGCGACAGGTTGTTCATCTTCCCGCTGATGTATTGACGATCTCGGAAATCCTTGACGGGTTCACCATTCACGTTGGTCATCGGCGCTATAACTGAAAATGATGGATGTTCCATCTTCATCTGATCAAACTTGTTCAAAGGGGGAGCAGCTGCAGTCTCTCCCATTTCGTATCTTGCGTTGAGCAATTCTGTGACATTCTGGCGGTTAGCGTGAGGAGCGGGAGGAGGCTCTTGTGGAACGGGCTTCCTATCACTCAACTGCTTCCCGGCAAAAGCCAGAGCGAAAATTGCGGCTATGGACAACGGATCAGCCATTATTACAATTCATATAGATTATTATTTACTGACGAGGACAATACCTCTGGCTGAAGGATGCGTTCTGAATGTCCGAGCGGGTTGAACTGGGGTAGGAAGTTCGCACCTTGACGGGGGCGGCGCAGGACATGTCCTGATGCGGGTGGAACTGGCGATCGCTCTGAACCAGCACCCTGCCGAAACGAGTGGTGCTCTGAGGTCGCAGGCGATCCTGGACGTCCACGAGTTCCGAAGGGGCGCCTTTTCCCGCGTAATAAGGGGCAGTGCCGTGGAGCTCCGTGTTGGGGCGGCACGGACCGCAGTTCTGCGGGGTGTTTACAGGCTGTGGGTACATGAAGAAGTTGTCGGTGGCGCACTGCACGGGGGCGCTCCCAGCGTCAACTTGAACAGGCGAAGTGCTCAATTGATATGCCATGTATGGTTCTGTTATATCTTGAGAATTAAATCAGCGACGGTCTCCAGTCTCAGCGAGACCTCGGAAGTTGTCGAGCTGCACACCACGAACGTCGGGGCTACACACACTCTGATCGTTCCTGCAAAGGGGCGAAAACTTCTTACCGTAGCACCACTCCGCAAAGTCCGTCTGGGCACCTGGGACGGTGCTGACGGGCATGGTCACGAACTGGCGGGAGGCGGCGTTCCTCTGGTGCTCAGGAAGGGACGACCTACTGCGCCCAGCGTCAAAGGGGATCAGGTTATCCAGGTTGTCAATAACCTCCTTGCGCACCGTGGGGTAGAAACACGCCGGAGGAGGGGATGGCTTGCCAAACTCCGCAACAGTGATGTTTGCCATGGGGTTATCAGATGTGGGGCGGCGGCAACTCTGGGCCGCCTCCTCACCTGGAGCCGCCTGAATCGACGAACTCCCCTTAATGGCACCGTTGCTGTAAAGCACCCACAACCCAATAATAACCATCGACGTCAGGATAAAGACCCGCTCATCACGGCGGAATGCGTATGTAATCAAGGTGCTATAGAGGATGAAGCGAGTCGCTGCGTTCACTCGCTCTGCTGGATCCTGCTCCTTGGTGGGCCAGAAATTCAAGAGTTGATCGTTTTCCATCAACTCATGAGGATTATCAAACCAAACTGGTGTTTCACCGTCCATTGTCTATATTGTGATATACGAAGATTTTACTTCTGAAGGTTTCCGAGAAGACCACCCAACATCTTCATCAGATCACCCTCCGATTGCTCACCAGATGCAATCTGCCCCGCCGTCTTCTCCGCCACACCCTCGATAGCAGCCAGGGTATCGGCTGGGAGTGCGGTGATGGTCATACCCAGCATAGTCAACGTCTGCAGATACTGCCAGATACAAGCACGAGTGTTGTCGGAACAATCCGCCCAATTCTTGCCAATGTTCAGTTCACCCAAAGATCGAAGATCATCACCCAGCAGAACACTCTCATCCTTTGCCATGATCCGCTCCTGAAGAGGAGTTGCGATCATCATGAAGTTCTCAACCACCTTGCGGGGGTTGGATTTGCGAAGGAGGTCGAATGCCGACTCGTATTTCCTGATACCCTTTTCCTCCGGGAACGTCTGTGTAAGTTCTGAGAGAAACTGAGAGAGCATGTCATTGAATGCACCGACAGATGCCATCGTATGATTTGTAATCTATAGTATGAAAACTTTAATAAGGATCTGACGAGATTTTTTCTTTGCTACCAACTCCATTAGCCATGATGAAGTACACCATCAAGGCGTTGAGCATGGCAGGCTTGGTGTACTGCGACGGTTGAAGCTTTCCCTCGTTGTTCATCTTAGCTCGCATGTGGATGTAGCCAGCGGTGATGAGCCCTGCCGCCATCGCCGCTCCAAAGGGGTCCCTAAGCTGTTCAGAGATGTCCATAATTACAGTTTACTCAGATTATTTTGGAGGAGCACCTGGTGCTAAGTCTCCATCGTCTTCCTCATCTTCGTCATCGAAACCCTCCTCGTCCACACCCCTTTGACCTTCGAGAGGGATGTCGCGAACCTCGGGGGCTCCACCAACCGCTGGGGCTGGAGTGGGACCCTCCATCTCCCCTGAGGGTTCCGGCTCCTCCACGGGTTCCTCCGGTTCCTCCGGTTCCTCCGGCTCCTCCTCTTCGTCCGAAAGTGCGCCACCCGCTTCGAAACCGACATACTCTGAGTCCTCACGGGTGCCGATGTTCGTCTTGAGAATTTCCTGAATCGGAACCATATTCTTGACGGTCAGGTGGATCGCATCGTTGAATCGAGCCATCAGCTTGATGTCCCTGTCGTATTCGTTCCCCTCCTCCTGGAATATATACGGATCCTTGAACAAGTCACGGGCTGCATTCTCATAACATCCCTGAATGAACGTCTCGTTGGGGGGAATCTTGACATTGATCTTCTTCTTCTCTGCAGAAAGGCGAACAGATGCCAGGATCTTGACACTACTCACGAACACCGCCGCCAGTAGATCGCTATACCACGAACACGCGTTGTTGATGGTGTCAGAGTGTCCCTTGACGATGTTGCTGTTCCACTCCTTCACGTCCCTCAGCAACTCCTGGAACTTCTTGAGCACCTGCTTGCCTTTTGAAAGCTGAACCGCCTTGTCATACATCTCTTGGAACACAACGACCATATGGGGAGCCATGATTTCTGCCAGTTGCTGGCGATACTCGTCACGGGCAACTGTTAGGATATCCATTAAACTTTGCAACTATTTTCTCTGCTTCAATCTCTCCGCAGTCTTGCGCAGGTTTATGAAACTACTGAAATCGGAATCGTCTGCAACGGGGGTGTCATCTTGCGGCGTCGGTGGTTCCACCGTCTTCTGAGTTGTTCCGCGTTCTCTCTCCCATGAAATGACGATCTCCCACCCCTGTATGTGGCGAGCACTAAACCCGCCATTCTGAAACTGACGCGTGATATAAGTCAACGCTTTCCCCCTATCAAAAGATGGCATACCCAGTACGAATGAAGGTATCTCAAATGTTGCGTAATGGATGCCCACGTCAACAGCTCTACTAACCTTCCTCGTAGCCTGTTCGTAGATCTCCTTGTATATGACCTTTCTAACCTCGAGGCGTTTGTCCTCCCTGGCGTGGATATCATTCACGTTCATCCTATAATAATCATATTTAAATCTTTACGTCCCTAAGCGCATCCGCAGTCGGAAGGGTCTCCACCACCTCGCCGTACTGGAACATGGGCTTGGTGAACGAGGTGGTTTCATCGGTCTTGGTGCTCTGGGTGGCTGCACCCAGCAACTTGCCAGTCCGGGAGTCCACCATGGACTGGACGACCACACCGGTCGGGAAGCCGGTGTCATACCTGACGAACGTGAATGAACACTTGTAGTTGTCACCCACCTTGTTGATGGAGTTGGTCTCGATGGGAAACAGACATTCGTTGGGAAAGGCGGATGCCGTGGCCCTGACCAGGGTCTGGATAAGGTCAGGTGTGGCGTTCGTCACCTTTTCCTCCACCACCCCAGCTGGGGCGCTCATGGTTCCCACACTAGATGGGAGAGCCTTGCTCCGCTTGAACCCAGATCCTCCGAACAGTTCGTAAGCCTCCTTCTTCGCCTTCGGGTTATTGCACAAGAATAATATGACTAAGATAAGTGCGACAATGTACATCATTATTATTTAGACAGAGAATAATATATGGCTCTGTTATTCTACAGTGACCGTTGCTCTCACAGCTCCGACTTGTCCAAGTGGCTTGACAAACACCCACAGATCAGCAAGATGATCCGCCGTCACAACGTGACTGTGCACGGGGTTCCCCAGAAATTCAGAAACACGGTGAAGAGCGTTCCCACCATAATGACCCAGCAGGGGCAGGTGATGGTGGGTAAGCAGTGTATCGCCTGGGTGAACAGTCTCATCCCTCCACAAGAGGTTGGAGGTATGGGTGGGTATGCTGGGCTGACGAACCTCGAGGACGATTCGGGTGGTGTTGGGATGTTTACCCTCGACAACTACGGACAGTCCATCCAGCCCCAGATAACTGCAGAGTTGGAGGCTAGAATCAACTCCACAGTCACCGATGCATATCAGGCTATGCAAAGTTCATTAAAGAATACTGATTAGAAGTCAGTAGAACGATGTTCCTGCGAACCGTACAAGCAACCGCATTCCGATCGATTTTCGAAGTGCTCAAGGATGTACTCCACGACGTAAACATTGTATTTGATGACACGGGCGTCAAGATCCTCACCTTGGATACGTCAAAGGTGACGCTCATCGATCTTCACTTGCCTGCTGAGAATTTCGAGGAGTATACCCCTCCGGCATCTGGATCCAAGGAGGTGGCGGGAATCAACATGACGAACATGTTCAAGCTCCTCAAGATCATCGGGAACAACGACATCCTCACAATGTCCATCACCACCACCGACAAGATAGACATAACAGTGGAGAACGCCGAGAAGAGGTCGAAGACCCAATTCACCCTGAACCTCCTGGATATAAACGAGGACTTCTTCGAAAGCCCAGAGACCCCACCTGATCTGGTGGAAACCGTCATGCCATCAGGGGACTTTCAGCGCATATGTAGGGATATGGGGAACATCGCAAAGAAGGTTTCCATATCTCGACACACGGATAAATTAACCATCGCCTGTCAGGGGGACTTTGCCAGCCAAAGCACGGAGATCCAATTCCCAGATAATGTGGAACAATCCATGGATGGAACATACAGCCTGAAGTATCTCAATCTGTTCACGAAGGCGACGGGGTTATCAAGCAACGTGGTCCTCCGACAGACGGCGTCGGTGAATTTCCTCGTCCTGAACTACTCAGTCGCTAATCTGGGATATCTGGACTTCTACTTGGCTTCTGATGTGGAATTGGAAGATATGTAAAAGGTCTCATCCGCATCCACCGTCCTGACTCCACCCAGGACATCGGTCATAATGACGTTAGAACAACTACTACCAAACACATCCCTCGGTGAGAAGCGGCGCTGATGCCAGTCTCCCCGAGGTCCAGCCATTCGCTTGATATCTCGGGTCACGTCACACTTTCGGTCTAGATTCCCCTTGATGACCACGTCCGCTGACTTGATGGCAGGACGGAAGCCCATCTCTCTCGGAGGAGACACCGGTGGCCACATGGGCTTCAGAGACCGTGAGACGTATGTATACACCTTGTTGTTATACAAGTAGTTGACACTGTGAATCGCATTGGTCGCATCGATTCGGTTACGGGTAGTACCCCACACGAGCCCAAACGGACCTGCATACAGTCTCACTGGTCCCTCTATAGTCACCTTGCGGGATATGATCATAAAGTTCATCATAGTCTGGAAGAAGTTGATGATAGTTAGCATAAACTCTTTCATATTCATCATCACTACTCAAATAAAGGTGTCAGTCTTTATATGCGTAATGGATACCAATTTCCACGCACGGTATGAATCTAAGTTGAACGAATTAGAAGGGGATGAGCTCGTCGAGTATATGATCAAGTGCCTTCCGTTTATCAATAAGTATAGCGGGCTGGATCCGACGGAGAAGGAGAAGTCCTTGTTCGGTGCTACACGTAAGGGTGGTATCAAGAAGAGCGACATCTTTAATGAATATCTGGAACAAGTCGAGAATGTTCGGGGTAGTGCATCACAACAACCTGTGAGCAAATACACACACAACACCATCCTCCAACCGTGCGACGCCTGCAACAGTTCTAACGTGTTTTTGGATCACGTGGGGTGGGTGGAGATTTGTCAAAGTTGTGGTGTGTGCAGACAGCACCAAGGGTATGAAATGTCATACAAGGACGAACAGGAACACCCGGATCGTAACGTTAACTATTCTTACAAGCGGTCCAACCACTTCCAGGAATGGCTCAACCAACTCCAGGCTGAGGAGACCACCACCATTCCACCCGAAGTCGTTGACGTGTTGAGGATCGAGTTCCGCAAGGAGAGAACCAAGGCGGTGGACTCCATCACACACGCCAAGGTTCGCTCATTCCTGAAAAAGTTGAGACTCAACAAGTATTACGAACACGTTCCATACATCACAAACATCCTCAGTGGCATACCACCCATGAAAATGCCAGGCACTCTGCAGGAGAGGCTGAAGAATATGTTCAACGAAATACAATCACCCTTTGACAAGCATTGCCCTCCAGACCGCAAGAATTTCCTGTCATACTCCTACGTGCTTTACAAGTTCTGTGAGTTATTGTCAGAGGATCAGTATCTGATTTACTTTCCCCTACTCAAGTCTAGGGACAAGTTAGCGTCTCAAGACTCCATATGGAGGAACATTTGCAAGGAACTGATGTGGGAATTTATCCCCACTGTGTGATTTCAGAATTGGGCGTAATTCATCCCCCGCCCGCGCCTCCCTTGAGACATCATCATCGCCATTCCCGCATTTTTACCACCTCCACTCCTAAAATTTATATACAATCCTATCAATAAAATCACTATAACCAACCCTATTATAAAACCCGGACTATTAAGAATCCCTGTTATACCGTCAAAAAACGTGCCCACCACATCTGCAACTCCCTTGCTTTCCTTTTCGACGTCTGTCGTGGCTTTTAACACAGTTGACATGTCGATCGTTAAATCGCTAACCTGTTCCGAAATCATATTTGTGATATTCTCAACCAGTACGTCAACTGCGATATCCTGCGTGGCAACTAGGCACGGTGGTGCTTTTCCATCGACCTTACACGCATTCAATAACAATGCTACATTTGCAGGATTTTCCACACCCTCGATGCCACACGGGTCGACACTGATATCTTCCCAGTTTTGACTATTTGCGCTTTTCACAAAAGCTTGCGCTTCATTTACAGTTTCTTCTAAAAAATCAGTTGTGACAATTTTTTTGTATTCTTGCTTGATCAGTGTACTGACTTCGGTATTCTTGTCACTAAAATCTCCCCACCCCGCGCCCATCTCAGAAGTTTCTTTCACTTTCTGATCTATATCCGCGTCTACACTTTCATGTATCGCAGACGCAAGGTTTTTTATGTCGCTCTTTTGGAAATTTACGCTGACTGCGACGTCTCCAGATATAGTTTGGTTTGCTTGAATTGTCCCTCCCCTGCAAGAAATACCTTTAAATTTCATGTTATTCTTGTTCTCCACGATGACGTTAGTCTCATTTCTCGTCTTTGATACGGCATTTGTTACATTTTTGTTGAGAGATTTCAGGTCAAACTCGTCCCTGACTTTCAAGGTGCTACTGCCTCCTCCCATTGGTGTATATCATATAATGCGAAAAAATTCTATAGAGATTTTCACAGTACTACTTAAAGGTTCACCACTATATGTACAAAACCAATGAAGGCATTGTCTATACGTCCATACATCACTTTCAATCGCCGCCATGTCAAGCCTCGTAGAACTTCCACGGTGCCTCGGGTGTCTACTTATTCTGACTTCATGTCACTGGTCGAGTCAGATAGCATCACCAACGTCGCAATCTTCCCAGGGAAATCTGACATCCAATTTCTCAGAGAGGATGGTGTCTCCGACACCGCAAAGGTTTTCATAAACGACACGCTCCTGCAGACCATGCGGGATCACAACGTCAATATCCTGCTCACCAACCCCCCTACCACCGTGGGGGAGATGGTGTCCAACGGATTCATGGTCCTCCTCGTCTTTACAGCCGTGAGCTTTGTGATCCAGATGATGCGCCAAGGTGGTGGTGGTCGCTCGCTGACGCCTCCTGGACTTGGCAATAAATTTGAGGTCATCGGCGAGGTTGAAACCCGATTTTCGGATGTTGCCGGTATCGATCAGGAGTTGCAGGAGGTCAAGGAGATTGTAGACTTCCTCAAGACCCCTGAGGTGTTCGTGGAGGCTGGGGCTCGCATCCCCACCGGCTGCCTCCTCTGCGGACCACCTGGGACGGGCAAGACCCTCCTGGCTCGAGCAATCGCTGGTGAGGCGGGGGTCCCCTTCATCGCCACATCCGCCTCGGAGTTCGTGGAGCTGTTCGTGGGGCTGGGAGCATCCAGGGTGCGCCAGCTGTTCGACCTCGCCCGCAAGAATGCCCCCTGCATCATCTTCGTGGATGAGTTGGACGCACTGGCAAAGGTGCGTTCCGCCGACCCAGTGGGCAACAACAACGACGAGCGGGAGCAGACCCTCAACCAGTTGCTGACTGAACTGGACGGGTTCAATCAGGACGACGGGGGCATCATCATGCTGGGGGCAACCAACCGCCCCGATACCATCGATCCAGCGGTGCTCCGCCCGGGGCGCTTCGACCGCCGGGTGGAGGTGGGTCTCCCAGGGCTTGAGAGCAGGGAGAAGATCCTGGGGGTTCACAGCACGGGCAAGAAGTTGGAGGAGGGTATCAGCCTCCAAGACCTGGCTCAGCTCACCCCAGGGTTCAACGGCGCAGAGTTGCAGTCCCTCATGAACGAGTCGGCAATCTACGCTGCCAGGGACAAGCGGACCATCATCTCCCAGGAGGATGTGGACAACGCCTACGAGAAGGTGACCCTGGGGCTTCCCAAGACTGGCGAGATCTCCGAGGACCGCAACGAGCTGGTGGCATACCACGAGGCGGGGCATGCCATCATGGGTGTCCTGTGCCAGCAACGGGTGGGCAAGGTGACCATCATCCCCCGTGGGAACGCGGGGGGCTTCACCCAGTTCATCCCTGACGAGGACAACGACCTCCCGACCCGCGAGGCGATGCTGGGGCGGCTGAAGGTTGCCATGGGTGGCAGGGCTGCGGAGGAGATTGTCTACGGCAAGTCCATGATAACCTCGGGAGCCCAGGGAGACCTACAGCAGGCGACCCAGTTGGCGTACCAGATGGTGGAACAGTTTGGGTTCGGGGCTTCCGTGGGTCCCATGGCGGTTGTGGATGACTGCTCGCAGGCTCAGAAGGCTCTGGTGGACGAGGAGGTCCAGAGCATTCTGAGTGGTATCTACCAGGAGGTGGTGCAGGACTTGTGGTGCTTCCGCGGCCAGTTGGAGGAGGTGAAGGAAATGCTGGTGTCCTATGGGACTATAAGGGGTGATGCGGTTGAGGGGCTGGTCATGAAAGCTGTGCCTATAGAGTAAATTAGGGCGCTGGGAGTGGGTCGGGGATACTGCCGTAGAAGTATGCGATTTGCCGGTCGGTCTGGTCGTGCCTCACGAGGAGGTGCTGGGTGGATGGGTCAAAGACTCCAAGGCTGTTGTCCCTCGCAACCACATCGGTATAATTCACATATTCATTACCAACAATCAAAGCAATCCACTCCGTCTCCTGTGATAAGTCGTTGTGGATGTATTTGTATGAGAGCGTTGCCCCTGCGTCTTGGGTGTATGCGGATATCCCATACCAGACAGGGAAAGAAGGATTACCACTTGTCGCTAAGAAGGCACGAGGGGTGGATACGAGTTGCGGAGTTGATACAGAATTGAAATGAACCACCTGATTACCATTCACGGGGAATATCACACTGAAGGCTGAGGTGGTGATGCCCTCTGCGGGGACTGCCTGGTACTTGTAGAAGGTGGTGGTGGACTCGGGAACCGCCGAAGCCGTTCGAGTGGTGGGGATTGCCACGAAGTCCGAGGTCCGGGGTGAGCATCTCGGGTGGGGAGCTGCGGTCGCCACCACGGAAGAAGAATGTGTTGAGGTTCGTCAGCGCTGCACCGGATACCCCCTGTGCATCGATGGCTGTTGCCATCTCGGTGGTGAACATCTTCTCAAGCTCCACGGGGTTCCCAAAGTCACTCTGGATGGCGGTGGCAACATCGGATGTCTCGGTCTCCACGGCAGTCTGAACTTTGCGGACCCATCCACGACCGTCAGGGTGATGTCGCTCACCTGAACCCCGAAGCGGGTTGCCAGCATCTGCTTGAAAGCTGCTAGGATCTCCGCAGAGTTGGGGGAGGCGTTGAAGGTGGCGGCGTCCGCAAAGGAGTGGAATGCCACCTCGAAGCTCTCGGTGCTTGTGAGGTCCTGGGTGACCGTAAAGTCCGCCACCTCCACCCCGAAGGTGTCGGAGAGCATGTTAAAGAAGGCGGAGACGTTGCGGCGGCTCACACCCTGCTCGAACAGGAGGTTCATAATAGTAGTG